CGGAAGTGGCGCGTAGCGGTGTTTGGCTGCGGCCGTATCAGCCGCGCGCCATGGTGTCGTCATTGGTGCTGGCCCATCAGCTGTATGGCGACGCCTTGCGCGGCGCTGAAATCGTTTCGCGCAATGCGATTCGCCACCCGGGCTTTGTGCCTGCCGTAGAACTTCAAGTTGCCAAGAGTTAAGCCATGGAGCCAGATAACACCGTCACCCTGAGCGCTGGCGGGCACGACTACGCCGGTTGGAAAGACGTAAGCATCAGTGCAGGCCTGGAGCGGCAAGCGCGCGATTTTACGGTGTCAATCACCTGGCAGTGGCCCGGCGGCGGTGAGGCGCCGGTACGGATTCGCCAGGGTGAAGAAGTTGAAGTGCGCATTGGCGAAGAGCTGTTGCTGAGCGGTTATGTGTTCAGTACGCCGATTCACTATGACGGCACGTCCATCACCCTGAGCATTGCCGGGCGTTCGAAAACCGCCGACCTGGTGGACTGCGCGGCGATCAATTCGCCCGGTCAGTGGCGCGGCCAAAGTGTGCAGAAAATCGTCGAGGCCTTGGCCGGTGAATACGGCATCAAGGTAATCAACGAGGCCTCTGTCACGCTCGGGCTGGACGATCACACCATCGAGCCGGGCGAAACCGCGTTCGAGAGTATCGACCGCCTACTGACGCTTTCCCGGCTGTTCAGTACCGACGATGGGCGTGGCCGCCTGGTGATTGCCACGCCGGGCACGGCTGGGCGGGCGGTCGACGCTTTGGAACTGGGCAAGAACATTCTCGCCGGTGACACCGCGCTGGACTTCTCCAATGTGTTTTCCGAGTACATCAGTCGAGGGCAGCGCAGTGGCACCGACGTTTCGTTCGGACCGGCCGTGTCCGAAGTGGAGGCGCGCATAGGTGATGACCGGGTGGCGCGCCGGCGGGTGAAGGTGATCAGCCAGTCGGGGCAACTGACCGAAAAGATGGCGCGCGACCGCGTGCAGTGGGAGCGCGCCAATGCCCTCAGTAAGGCCATGGCAATCAACTACACGGTGCAGGGCTGGCGGCAGAGCAGTGGCGAGCTGTGGCGGCACAACATGATCGTGCGGGTGATTGACCCGCTGATCGGTCTGGACCGCGACATGCTGATCAGTGAAATCACCTACGAGCTGGGCGAGACGGGCACCTTTACCCGTATGACCGTGGCCCCGCCGGATGGCTTCCTGCCCGAGCCGAACGACGCCTACGAGAGCCGCAAGCTCAAGAAGGGCAAGAAGACCGACAACTTTGAATACCTCATTCCAGCGGACTACAAACCATGAGAAACCCCCTAGCGAGCGTGCTGGCACGCGGCGTGGTCGTGCTGGCCAACTCGGCGCGCAAGCTGCAGAGCCTGCAGCTGCGCATCACCGCCGGGGAAGTCAAAGACGACATCGAGCACCTGGAGCCCTACGGTCTCACATCCTGCCCGTTGTCTGGTGCCGAAGCCCTGGTGGGATTTTTCGGTGACCGTAGCCACGGGGTGGTAATCATGGTGGCAGACCGGCGTTTCCGCCTTAAGGGCCTCAAGCCCGGCGAAGTGGCCTTGTACACCGACGAAGGCGACTACCTGCAGTTCAAGCGTGGCCGGGTTATCGAGCTGGAGACGGTCACGCTCAAGGTGAAGGCCGACGCGGCGGTGGAGTTCAACACGCCCGTGATCCGCACCACCGGCCGCATCGAGTCGGACGGCGATCAGGTAGCCGCCGGCATCAGCCAGATCGAGCATGTGCACGATGGCGTGCTGAACGGTGAGGGCAGCACCAACAAGCCTGTAGGGGGTGGGGCATGAGCCGCGAAGCGCTGTTGCGCAGGGCGGTGACCATCAGTCTTTTCACCTGGCGCCGCGCCGGTGCTGACGACCAGCTGGACGATGCCGACCGCAAGGGCTGGTGGGGAGACAGCGTGCCCACAGCGCCTGGCGATCAGATCGGCTCGCGACTGTGGCTACTGCAGCGCCGGGCCATCACCCCGGACACCCTGCGCGATGCGCAGGAATACGCCGAAGAGGCGCTGCGCTGGATGACCGAGGACGAGATTGTCACCGCCGTTACGGTCACGGTCGAGCGGCAAGACATTAACCGGGTCAACCTGCAGGTGCGGCTTACCGAGTCGAACGGCGAAACCCTGCAGCTGGCCTTTGAAGACACATGGAGCTTGATCAATGCCGTATGAAATTCCGACGTTGCAGGCGCTGATCACTCGCACCGAGGCCGATTTTGAGCGCAACGCCCCGGACGCCTTGCGCCGTTCGGATGCCAAGGTGGGGGCTCGCGCGCTCAGTGGTGCGGCCTATCAGCTGTTTGGCTACCAGAGTTGGGTGGCCAGGCAGGCGCACCCGGCGACCTGCGATGAAGAGCAGGTGCTGCGCTGGGCGGATTGGCGCCTGGAGGATGGGCGCAAACCTGCCGTGGCGGCGACCGGACTGGCCACGGTCACCGGATCTACGGGGTTCCCGGTAGATGCCGGGACGGTGTATCAGGCCAAAGATGGCCGCCGCTATGTGGTCAAGGTGGCCGCTACCTTGGTTGACGGTGCTGCCCAGTTGCAGCTGGCCGCAGAGGAATTAGGGCCAAGCGGCAACATCGAGGCCGGCGAACTGACCGCTGTGGCCCCGGTGCTCGGCGTGAATTCGACGGCGGTCATTGGCCCCGGCGGTATCGTCGGCGGCACTGAACAGGAGGAAATCGAAGCGCTACGCGGCCGGGTTCGTGCCGCCTTCAAGAACCCGAGCAAGGTCGGCAACGCCGAAGACTTTGTGGAATGGGCGCTGGAAGTGCCTGGGGTGACGCGGGCTTGGGCGCTGCCGCGCTGGATGGGGCCGGGCACGTTCGGGCTGACCTTCGTCTGCGACGGTGACGCCGATATCTTCCCCAATGAGGCGAAGGTGGCCGAAGTGCAGGCCTATCTGGAGCGCAAGCGGCCGGTCACCAGTGAAGTTTATGTATTCGCCGCCCAGCGCCGTGCCATTGACCTGAACATCATGCTGACCCCGGACACTACGGCAGTGCGGCAGGCCGTTGCCAAGGCTCTGGCCGACTTGATTGGCGATGAAGGGGGCGCGGGCTCGCTGATTCCGGTGAGCCATATCCGCGCTGCCATCAGTAATGCCCCGGGTGAGACGGATCACAAGCTGGCCGTGCCGACCGAGGATGTACCGGTGGCGAACAACCAGGTGGCGGTACTGGGGGTGATTACATGGCTATGACCGAGGATGACTACCGCGAGGGGCTGCGCGGACTGCTGCCACCTGGGCCAGCCTTTGACCCGGAATTGCAGCCTGATGTGGCGCAGTTGCTGGACAGCCTGGCGCCTGAGCTGGCACGGGTTGACGTGGCGCTGGATGAGCTGCAACTGGAGATGAACCCCGCCACGGTCAGCGCGCTGCTGACTGACTGGGAGGACTATCTGGAGTTGCCGGACGCCTGCACCGTTCCGGGATCGCAGACGCTTGAGCAGCGCCGGCAGGCCGTGCTGGACAAACTGACTGCCTCTGGCGCGCCTCAAGTGGCGTACTACCGCCGCTTGGCCAAGCAGGCCGGCGTTACGGTAACGATTGAAGAATTCCGCCCGGCCCGGGTCGGCCCGACTGTCACCGGCGATTTTCTGTATGGCGATGGCTGGCCGTGGGCATGGGTCGCCTCGGCACCGCTGGCGGCATATGGCACCGCCGAAGCCGCTGCCATGGAATGCAGGCTGCGCCTTGAGGCGCCCGAATATACCGACGTTGAAATCGGCTATGGCCGTGCCGAGGTTGAAGGCATTGCGGCCTGTGTTGATGAGTTGTTTCACGCCGTTCATTACGTGTTGCCGGCCTCGGTGGCTGGCTACGAGGATTAGTTATGCAGCGCATTTCAAGTTGGACTGACCTAGTTGGCGTCCTGGGTCGCTTTCGCTATGGCACCGTTGTCGGCGGTGTGGCACCTACCCCGCTCAAGGCTGAGTGGTTGAACATGGTTCAGGAAGAGCTGGCTAACTTCATCTTGGCCTACTTGCCGGCTCTGGACAAAGCCGACGATACCCAGTTACTGCAGGCCATCCGTGCCTTCGGTGCGGCCTACGCGGTGAAAGCTACTACCTTGGCCGGCTATGGCATTGTGGATGCCTACACTAAGCCTCAGACCGATGGGATGTTGGCTCAAAAGGCGAACAATGCCATCACCCTCGGTGGCTACGGCATTGGTGATGCTTATACCAAGGTGGCGGTAGACAGTCTGGTCAGTGCTCTGCAGACCGCTGTCGATAACCTTGCCGCGACCAAACAGGACAAAAACACAGCATTGATGGCCGCGCCCGGTTGGCGGCTGGACAAGGCCACGGGGTTCCTCGAGCAATGGGGGAGCGGGGTAGTGGCAGCAGACGCTACCAGCGCGGCCATTGATTTCCCGAGGCCGTTTGCCGAGGTCTACAACTGTTTCGGAAACAAAGTTTCGCCTAACGCCGAGGACGGTGATGGCAACGCTGCAGGCGCCTTTTTCATCAGTGCCACGCAATACAAGCTGTTCAATGACACTGCTAACTTCCCCGCGACCATCCATTGGCGCGCGATTGGAAAAGCCCCTGGCTACTAACGTCAAACTATAACTACCACCACACCCGCCCCGGCGGGTTTTTTTATGCCAGGAGATATCAATGGCAGAAGTTGAATCGCTGCAGGCTTACGCCGGGCAGCTGGCCGAAGCGGCGGCGAAGTCGAAGGCGGCATCCGGGGTTCAGCACGAGATTGTGCACGGTGACGCGCATACCGATGTTGTCACGGATAATGGCCTGGTCCCCAGCTTTGCCAAGCAGGCGCGGCTGTACAGCGAGGCTGTTCCAGATGCCGCGAACGAACTAAGCGCGCAGATGGCAGACGGGCGCATTCATGACACCGAGGCGGAAGGCAGGCTAGCGGTTGCTGACGGGAAGCTTTTCTACGTTAAGGGCCCTAACTCGAAGATCAGCCGTCAGCTCTACAAGCGTATAAATGCGGATACTTCGGTTCTACAGTCCGAGGATTCTAGTGCAGAAGAAATTCAGCAAGTTACGCGGCGCTTTCGCGAGAGCAAAAGACCTATCTTCGCGGCCGGCGATAGAGTGGGACATATCGCTTTCTTAGTTCGAAACGGTCTGATCAAGGCACCGGGCGTTGAGGTTTCTACTGATCGCGTAAGGTTTGGCAACAACGTTATCAAACGAACGGACCGATTCGCTTTCGCTGAGGCAGACAGGTTCGGGTTTGTGAGAAGTTACATTGGCAGAGGTGGTAACTCTGGCGGTGGGTCTTCTGCCGATTTCAATGCAGATGACATTCTAAAGGCGAACCAGCAAGGCTTGCTGTCGTCGGCCAATGTGGTGCGCGAATACAACACCGAAGTGGCCCGGCCGATCTGGGACTACAACCACTTCATGGAATACGGCCAATCGCTGTCGACGGGCTTTGAGGGCTGGCCGGCGCTGTCGAGAACGCCGAAGTATGGCAACGTGATGCTGGGCGAATCGGTGCGGCCGGCCTCGAAAACGGCCGGGGCGTTTACCCCCATCGGCGGCCCCATCCTGACCCCGTTGAAAGCCGTGGTCCAAGACCTTGCTACCGGCGCCACTGTTCTGACCGATGCCGAGGTCGCAGGGCTGGCCCCAGGCGCAGGGAATGAAGGTGAGTGCACCGTCGTCGGCATGACCAACATGTCGAAGAAACTGCATAACCAGCGTGCGCAGCAGGAGAACGACACGTCGCGAACCTTCGTCGCCAGCTGCAGCGGTGTAGCCGGACAGCCGATTGAGCGGCTTATGAAAGGCGACTCGACCAATCGTTGGCTTCGCCTGACTCAGATTGCAGCCAAGGTGAAGGCGGCCGCGCAGGCTGAAAGCAAAAGCTACGGCATCGTGGCCGTTACCTTCCTGCAGGGTGAGTTCAACTACAGCACCAACTGGGGCGGTGTCGCGACCAAGGACGAATACAAGGCGAAGCTCGCCACACTGTATTCGGATGTGGAAAGCGAAGTGGTCTCGGCCATTGCCGGACAGCAACAGCCCCCGCTGTTCCTCACCTACCAGACCGGCGCCTCGTACACCCGCGACACCAATGATCTAGCCATCGGCATGGCGCAGTGGGAGCTGGCCGAAGAGCGCGAAAACTGGGTGATGGCAACGCCGGTTTACCCCTATCCCGATAAGGGTGGCCACTTGACCGCCAACGGCTATCGCTGGGTGGGCAAGCAGTTCGCGAAGGTGTGGCACCGGGTTGTTGAGCAGGGGCAGAACTGGAAGCCGCTTTCGCCGCTGCAAGCGCAGATCAAGGGCCGCGAAGTGCTGTTGTCCTTACATGTCCCCCATCCGCCGCTGGTGTTCGACAAGCCGATTGTCGGCCGAACTCCAACGGACTACCCGAGCAAGGGTTTCAGCGCCCTGGACGACAGCGGGGATATCGGCGTGCTGAGTGCAAGCATCGTCGCTGACTGTGTTGTGCGTTTGCGACTGGCCCGCGACCCGGTGGGGCCGGTCTTTATCCGTTATGCCGACAGCGCGCACCACCAAGGCAATGGCTGCCTGCGCGACAGCGACCCAACCATGAGTGACGACGTGTACGAGTACACCGCCGGCACCGGCCAATACGCTGACGAGAACATTCCAAGCCTCGTTGGCAAGCCGTATCCGCTGCACAACTGGTGCATTGCGTTCCACATTCCAACTGTAGGGGTTTAATCCATGGGTATTGTCTCGATTTCTCTTGACGACGATTTTGAAAGTGAAGCTGTTGAATACATCCCGCCGGTTGAGGATGGATTGCTGTACTGGGGTTTCCCCAATGGTTCGCTTGCTAACTTCAGCAAGAATTTCGCGCCGGACGGCGCGCAAGTGGCGGTTGTCGGCTCGCCGGTGGTGGACAACAAGGGCGCCATTGTCGATGGCTCTAACTACATCAACACCGGGCTGACGCAGGGCAGGGCGTTCACCTGGATTGTGGTTGGCCATCCAGTGACTGACGGCGCCGAAGTCGGCATGTTCATGTCCAACTATTCCGGCGGCCGCCCGAATGGGTTGGGTGGTGTTTCCTTTGGTGCTTCGCTGTACTGCGGGTTCAATGACGAGAACCCTGGCGTATTCGAGGTGCGCGCAAGCGTGGCCCGATTCACGGGCGTCAGTGGTTCGGGATCTGGCTTGAACTATGTATCGCTGCCCAGTCTGGACATAACCAAGCCAGCCTTCCTGGCGATGACATTTGACGAGAGCGACAAGATCGTCAAAGCCTATAACTTGGCCACGGGTGCATCCGGTGAGCGGCCGCCTATCGCTGATCAGGTAGACCGGGCGGTAACCCCGATCTACATCGGGGCAACGCCCAACACCACTTGGGTGAACAACCCTAGGCGCATTTACTTCGCGGCGATGTACAACCGCCGGTTGAGCCCGGAAGAGCTGCAACTGATCTATCAGTGCGTGAAGCCTTATCTGGCCACCCACGGTGTTGTGGTCGGCCCGTTGTAACAGGCCGCTAGGCTGAGGCGGGGTTACGACGAGCAGCAGTCATCTTCAAAACCGGCCTCGGCGTCGGCCACTTTGGCGTTGTGAATCTCTTCCTGAATAATCTGGCGTAGCCGCTTTTCCTGCGCAGGTGTGAAAACCTCGGGAATAGTGTCATCGCGTTGTGTCTCTTCTGTGCGCATCGTTTCACTCTCTCGTCTTCATGGGCGGCCGGCGTCTGCCTGCAGGCGCCGGCCTGTTGCGCAACAGCATACAAGTTCCACTCCTTTTATCCATCACGACCCGACCCGCCCCTAGAGGCGGGTTTTTTGTTTGGAGGAAATCATGGCGGCAGTACTACCGCGCGGCGTGCGCAACTTTAACCCCGGCAATATCGACTACAACCCACGCAATGCTTGGAATGGCCAGCTTGGGCTGGAGCTTGGCGTGGATAAGCCGCGCTTTGCCCGCTTCGACTCGCCGGAAAACGGCATTCGTGCCTTGGGCAAACTGCTGATCAACTACCGGGGCAAGGACGGCATGCCCGGCGTGGGCGGTCCCGGCATCGACACCGTGCGCGAAACCGTCAGCCGTTGGGCACCGGGTAACGAGAACAACACCGAAGCCTACATCGCGGCAGTGACCAGCAAGCTGGGCGTCAAGGCCAACGATGTGATCAACATCAAGGACGCCAAGACCCTGCGCGTGTTCGTCGGCGCGATCATCGCCCATGAGTGCGCGAATTACCGCTACCCCGACGCGGTGTTCAATGAGGGCATTCGGCGGGCCTTGGCATGACGACCTTGGAGCGGGGAGTGGCGGCCTTCGTGGTCGCCGTCCTGGTGGTGCTGCTGGGCATGACGGTCGGCTGGTGGCGGGCGACATTGCACTATGGGCCGCAGCTCATTGAGTCGGGCCGGCAGTTGTCCAGCTGCACGGCGAGCCGTGGCGGGCTGGAGGCGCAAGTGGTCGAGCAGAACGACCAGATGCGCGCGCTCAAGCACGCCGAGCAGCAGCGCCAAGCCAAGGCCGAGTTGGCGCAGTCGCTCGCCGCCGAGCGCGCCCAGGACAAGTACGCCGCCGCCAACCGGGTGCAGCAGGAACGCGGCACGGGTGATGCCTGCGCTGCGGCCGAGGCCGTCATAGATCAGGAGTTGCAGTTATGAGGTTCGGGTTAATCATGGCCGTGGCGCTGTTGGCCGGCTGCGCCGGGCAGGCCCCGCCGGCGGAGGTGCGCACCGTGCGCGTCGAGGTGCCAGTGCAGGTGCCCTGCAGGGTGAAGAAGATCGCCCCGCCGGCCTGGGCAGCTGATCGCTTGAGGCGGTCGGACAGCCTGGAGGTGAAGGTGCGCGCTTTGCTGGCCGAGCGCCTGCAGCGCCAAGGCTACGTCGGCCAGTTGGCCGCCGCAGTGGAGGCCTGCCAGTAACTGCACGGGGTTGAGGTGCGGCGCCTGCAGGTGCCGCGCTAGGCTGGTTCCGCACTTAACAGATTCAATCGCTTACATTGGAACACTGTATGTGTATCCAGTTAAATGGCTTCCGGCTAGAATGCGAAAAAGCCGGCATCAGTAGGAGGGACACCCCCATGTCGCACGCGGAGAACGCAAACCCTTTGATCCATCCAGACCAAGCGTCTACTATCGATGCATTGTGTAAGCACCTGGAGTGGATGGTAATTCAAAAGAACCTGGACCCCCAGGCGCACCCAGGTGAGGTTTACCAGCTGCAAATGGCGCTGGGCGCCACGCGTTTTGTGCGCTGTGGTAATTTACACAATTAGTGGACTGACACGTTAGACCGCGTTATCCTGAGCGCCGTTGACCGCCCCGCTAGAGGGCTGGACAGCACCAGATAACGCAAAAAGAATGGAATTCAAGGCAGGCTTAAAAAGAAAAACCCCGCAGGACTGGCATCCTCGGGGTTTTGAGATCGGAGCAACCATATAGGTTCTCGACCGCGACAAGGTGAGAGTCTAAGCGTCGATCATGTTTTAGGCAAGCCCCAGATATGGGGAAACATGATGTTTGGCAAGGCCTCTCTCGCAGGCTGCGCGGCCATTCCGTGCACCTGTAACCGGCCCGGGAACCGCCCGGATACCGTGACGCGTAACGCGCGTCTGCTGCATGGGGTGAGCGAATGAAGCTCGCGCCCGTGCGTACCGTCCTCGCCAACTCGGTGCGGGGCGCCCAGTTCAATGGCCTGGCCAACATCCCCCCGCGTTCCGTCAAGCGCCGCAAGCCGGTGGGCACCGTCGACCGTGCGCAGCAGCCACGGCGCCTGCGTGGCCTCTCGGACAAGCAGAAATTCGTTTTTGACGGCTTGCTGGGCAAGGCCGAAGAGCGCATCCAAGAAGAAGCCAAGAACCGTCAGACCCGCTGGCTGCGCCGGATGGACTGCCTAAGCCCGGCAGGCTACCGCACCTATCAGCAAAAGTGGGACACCTTGGCGCGCATCGCCGGGCCGCTGCTGGCTCGCCTGGACCTGTCGACCATGATCCTGGGCTACTACCAGAACGGTGAGTACCGGCTGAATCGCCAGCGCGGCCTGTCGGAGGACTCCGGGGTTAACGAGTGGACCGTCTCGCGCCTGCTGGGCGACCTGGAGGCGGCGAAGTACATCCGCCGCAAGCAGCGCCGCATCTTCCACAACGGCAAGCAATGGATCACCCGCACCACTATTAACGTGCGTGCGCAGTTCTTCATCGACCTTGGCCTGGGGCACCTGCTGGCCCAGGCGCGCACCGCCATGAAGGCCAAGCTCAAGAAAGCCGTGGACAAGCACAGCGCCGTGGCCAAGGCCGAAGCCCTGGCCGACCTGGCCGGCGCCCGTGAGCGCAAACAATCCCATGAAGGTGCCAAGCGCGCCCGGCAAGAGCGTGATCGCCGTGAGCAGCAAGGCATCCAGGCGGACTACAACGAGCAGTGGCAGCGCACGTTTGCCGCGTTCATCGTCGACACTGGCTTGCGTGAGCCGCAGCTAAGCCGCGAGTTCGTCAAGAAGTATCCGCACTTCGCCCGACACCCTATCCAGACCTGACGCCCGCGTCGAGCTGCACCGCCACCGGCGGTGCTTTCGCACGTCTGCTGCAAACCTCCCCCCGATTTACCGCCAT